TTAATTGCAACAAAGATTTTTGTATGCGTAAATATCGTCTAGATTGCCTTTATGACAATTCAAATTTAGAGGCTCCGCAGCGTATCCATAAAGTATTAAATACAGATGCAGATGGAACTGACTATCAAGAATTCATGCAGTTAGCTGAAATTGAAAAAAACATTGTTCAATTTGTTCAAGAAGGTCAAAATCTATATATTCACTCATATGTCTGTGGTAATGGTAAAACTTCTTGGAGCATTAGAATGCTGCAATCTTATTTTAATAAGGTTTGGCCTAAATCGACTTTCGGTTGTCAGGGGCTATTTGTTAGCGTTCCAAGATTTTTAATCGAACTTAAGAGTAATATCTCAAGCAAGAGCGAATATGTTACGTTTATTATGGACCGTATTTTAACGGCTGATGTAGTTGTTTGGGACGATATTGCAACAAAAGTCGGAACAGAATTTGAATTGAATCACTTATTAAATCTAATTAATATGCGTATGGATGCAGGCAAAAGCAATATCTTTACCTCCAATCTCGGTAAAAAAGAATTGGCTATGACAATGGGTGACAGATTAACAAGCAGAATAGCCAATAGATCGGTTGATATTGAACTAAAAGGAATCGATAAACGTCACCTTAATTTTGTCGGAGGAAATGATTAATGACATCTCAATTGCAGATTTTAAATAAAATCCTTCAAACAAAGGATTATGGAATTGTTGAAAATAACAACTTAACCGAAGATTTATTCTTTAATTATAGAGCAGAGTTCAATTATATTAAAACTCATGTAAATAAATATCATACAGTTCCAGACAAACTTACGTTTTTGGCTGTTTTTAAAGATTTTGATATTATCGATGTCACAGAGCCAGATTCATATTTGTTAGAACAATTATTTAATGATTATAATACAAGTTTCTTAGCATCGACATTCAATGAAATCAAGCAAATCGTTGAAAGTGGTAAGCCAGCCAATGTAGCTATTAAAATGCTAAGTGATAAAATGTCTACTCTAAGAACAAGCTCTACAATGACTTGCACAGATATTTTTCAGGACACAAGCCGTTTTGATAGATATCTTGAACGTGTAGCTAATAGAGATAAATATTACATTCCAACCGGTTTTGACGAATTAGATGCTTTAATTGGTGGTCTTGATGTCGAAAATGAAAACATGGTTATCGTAGCAAGAACTGGTATTGGTAAATCTTGGACATTGTTAAAGATGGCCGCCGCTGCTGCATTGCACGGCAAGACAGTTGGTATTTATTCAGGTGAAATGGCTGTAGATAAAGTCGGTTATCGTATCGATACGTTAATTGGTCATATTAATAACATAGTCATTACACGTGGCACAGATACATCTGCTAAGCTTCAATATAAAGATTATGTAGATAATGTTAATGCTATTGTTCCAGGAACTATTAAAGTTCTTACTCCTAATGATATCAATGGTCCAGCCACGGTTGGAGCCTTGAGAACTTTCATTGAAAGATATCACTTAGACGTATTGTTCATTGATCAATATTCACTACTTGAAGATGACAGTGGAGCAAAAACGACAAACGAAAAAGTCGCCAATATTTCCAAAGAAGTAAAAAATCTTCAAGTTATGAAAAGAATTCCCATCGTGTCTGTAGCTCAAATGAACAGAACTAAGACAGAAGATGGTGAGCAAGATACCACTCAAATTGGTTTGTCTGACCGTGTTGGCCAAGATGCTACCTGCGTAATTATGCTTAGTAGAGAAATCACTTGGGCAGATAAGGAAAAGACAAAAATCAAAGACAATAGACTTATCTTAAATATCGTAAAATCACGTGATGGTGGTACAGGAAAGATTACTTATTTGGCTGACTTCAATTATGGTAATTTCATTCCATTAGACCCAAGCAAAGAAGAAGACGAATCTCAATATTCTGAAGAAATCAGAGATTACGAAAGCTTGGATGCCCCAGTGTCTAGTCGTCCATTCTAATTATGATCACAATTAACAATCAATTAGTCTTACATACTGACTTGCTTGCGGTAATAAACAGGCTTAAGCTTGTGCTTACCAATGGCAAGTTAAAAGACATTCAAGATAAGTCGACAGATATCGTAGTAAGCTGTCCATTCCATTCTGGCGGTCAAGAAGAACACGGCTCATGTTTCATTAGAAAAAACGATGGAGTGTTTCATTGCTTCGGCTGTGACGAAAAAGGCAGTTTTCTAAAATTTGTAGCCGGTTGTTTCGGTGCTTCAGAGGATTATGCTAAGAAATGGATTCTTGATAATTTCAGTGCTGAGATAATCGAAAAGCAAGTCTTCATGGACGATCCAATTAGAATTGGCGTAAACCAAAAAACTCATGTTATATTAGATGAAAGCATTTTAGATAATTATCTAACTTGGACGCCTTATTTAGCACAAAGAAAACTTTCACGTGAGATCTGCGAGCTTTTTAAGATAAGATATGACCCTAAATATAGACAAGTCATATTTCCAACTTACGATATTAAAGGCAATTTGGTAATGTTGCCTAAAAGGTCTATAGATACAAAAACGTTCTACTTAGATAAGGACGTTGAAAAACCAGTTTATTGTCTTAACTATATAGTTAAGAATAATTATAAAACGGCTGTCATAACAGAAGGCCCATTCGACTGCTTGACAGGCTGGGAATACGGATATCCAACTTGTGCTACATTTGGAAAAATCTCAGACTATCAAATCAGCCAATTAAACAAGTCCTGCATTACAGTGCTATATGCAATGTTCGACAATGACGAAGCAGGACGTCGCTTTACCAAGACATTAAAATCAAAGCTTGATAAGCGAATCATTATTGTTGACGTCAAATTTCCTGACGGAAAAAAAGATATTAACGACCTAAGCAAGGACGAATTCGTAAAAATAATCAAAGAGGCTGCGAATTCATAATTGTAAGGGTTGTATAATATAACAAAGATACTTATAAAATATAAAGGAGAAAAATACATGTCACAATTTAAGTATTCAGATTATCAAAACGTTGTTGCGAAAGCTCAAAGTGGCTCTGCTTCAACTGCCGTGAAAGTCGGTTTCTTCAAACTTAAGAATAATGGCGATGAAGCCCTTGTTCGTATCAACGTTAGTTCTTTAGACGAACTTCAATTCGCAACTGTTCACCAACTTGGCGCCTCTACTAATTGGATGAAGATCAGCTGCCTCAATGAAGTTGGCTCCTATGCCGACACCTGCCCTCTTTGCAAAGCTGTCGCTGAAGGCAATACTGCTATTGGCAAAGCTGCTAAGAAGGTCTATGTCCAAATGTTAGTTGCATACAAAGATGCCACTACACAAAGTTTCTCAGTTGCAGTTCCAGTTATTTGGGAACGCCCTGCTGGATTCTCTCGTGAAATCGCTAATCTTTTAAGAGATTATGGCAATCTTAAAGAACATGTCTTCAAAGTTACCCGTAACGGCGAAGCTGGAAGTATGCAAACAACTTATTCTATTTCATACATCCCTCTATTCGATAAACCAGAAGCTGTTTCAACTGATTTCAGCGCATTCACTAACTTCAATATTGCTAAACATAGCTATTGGGAAAAGACCCTTGAAGAAATTGAAACATTCTTAGCTACTGGCTCATTCCCAGAAGTTCAAAAGGCATCAGCTGCTCCTGCAGCAACTGCTACTGTTGCTCCAGCCCCAGCTACTGTTAAGACTGAAGCTTCAGCTACAACCCCTGTTTCAGAAGCTCCTGTTTCAGAAGCACCAAAAGCTGAAGAAGCACCTGCAACAACTGGCAGACCTGCGAGAAACTTTAACGGATTCTCATTTTAATTAACCACAACCAAAACTATTATTTAGGAGGACTATTATGGAAGGACTTTTTGGAGCTGAATTTGATTTAGACATTACTAGTTCAAAGTCAGCAGTTAAAAAACTTGTTCAAAAATCGGTAGCTGCGAAAGCTTCCGAAACAGACACAGAAAAATTACTGAAGTCTAAAAAGCTCTCTATTCATGAACGTCTTGCTATCATTACAGAAAAAGTCATCAAGACATTAGGAAGACAGAGAGAAAATACAGTCGTCATTCGAAATCTTGATGACTTTTCTGCCTATATTGGTAAGGCAATCAAAGTAGGAAGAATCGCAGTCGATACTGAAACTAATAACAGCACTGACCCGGCAACTTGTAAAATCGTTGGTCTCTGTTTATACGTTCCAGGAGAAAAACAAGCGTATATTCCTGTTAACCACGTAGATGTTGACACAAAAATCAGATTGTCTTGGCAAATGACAGAAGCTGACTGTAGAGCACAACTTCAAAGGCTATTAGATAATAAAGTTTTCATTGTAATGCATAACGGCAAGTTCGACTATGAAGTCATCTTACAAACTTGTAAAATTGCATTGCCACCAGACTGGGATACCATTATTGCTGCTCGTCTTATGGACGAAAACAAGTATAGCGAAAAACGTACTAGCTTGAAATGGATTTATACAACAGAAATCGATCCATCTCAAACTAAATATGATATTGAAGGATTATTTGAAGATATTCCTTATGAATATGTAGACCCTGAAATCTTCGCATTATATGCCGCTACAGACTCTATGATGACCGATAAGCTTTACCTTTGGGAAAAGCCATTTTTCGACGGACAAGACAATGCCAAACTTAAAAAGCTTTTTAAGGGTATTGAAGAGCCAATCGTCGAAGTCACGGCCAAAATGGAATTGCGCGGAGTTTGCGTTGATCTTGAGTTTGGCGAAAAACTCAAAGAAAAATATAATAAGCAATTAGCTGAAATCGATGAGGCTATTGCTAAGGAATTAGAAAAATTAAAGCCTGAAATCGATAGTTGGAGATTGACTCCTGAGGCAAATGCAAAAACAAGAATGTATGTGCCTAAGAAGTCAAAGATGTCTCGTGAAAAAATCGAAGAAGTCTATAATCTAACTGATGAAAAAGGCGATAAATATAAAGAAACGAAACCAAAATCTGAACAATTAGGCGACCCTATTAATATGGCTTCGCCAGTTCAGTTAGCTATCTTATTCTATGACGTTTTAAAATGTCCTCAAGTAAGCAAAAAATCACCAAGAGGAACAGGTGAAGACGAATTAAAGGCTATCGTTGAAAAACGTCCAGACATTGCGCTTTGCCAATTAATCTTAAAACGTCGTGGCATTGTTAAGTTGATTACTACTTATATTGATGTCATCCCTGAGTTAGCAAAACACTGGCCAGACCACAGAATCAGATTTAAGCTTAATTCTATGGGAACCGATACTGGTCGTTATTCTTCAGGCGGTAAATGGAAATTCTTAGATGGCGATAAAGCTGTTGAAATCAGTGGAATTAATATTCAAAATATTCCATCTCATAATAAGGAAATTCGTATGCTTTTCAAAGCAAAGGTCGAGGAATCTACCATTAATGTTACCGCTGGTGAAGTATTTGAAATTCCAGAAATCTCTGAAATCGCAACTGTCGATGACTATAAGTTCGGCAAAGATTTAACCACAGACATTAGAATCGCTTTTGCAGATGGTAACAATACTCGTATTTCTTATCTTAAATATGATAAAGCTAAAAAGACTTATTTATTAGCTTTAGAGGATTCTGGTACAGTTCTATTAAGAACAAGATATAAATTAATTGGTTCAGACTATTCTGCGCAAGAGCCAAGATTAACCGCGTTCATTAGTCAAGACCAAAAGATGATTCAAGCATATGAAGAAGGCAAAGACCTTTATGCGGTTATTGCTCAATCTATGTATAATAATGAATACTGGGAAAATCTTGAATTTTATCCAGAAGGCACAGAAATCGAGCTTGATGGCAAAAAGATTATCTGTGGTAAAAAGACCCACTTGCACAAAGCAGGTAAAGAAAGACGTGCTTCTGCTAAAACAATGTTATTAGCAGCTACTTATGGTATGTCTGGTAAAACAGCTGGTGAGAGAATGGGTAAAACTGGAAAAGAAGGTGCTAAAGAAGGCCAAGAGCTATTAGATAACTTCTTTAACCAATTCCCAAGAGTTCGTGAAGAAATCGAAGCTTCAAAAGCTTCATTAAAGAAAGTTGGCTATGTTGAGGATTGGGCTGGTCGTCGTAGACACTTACCAGAAATCAACTTAGAACCATATAGCTTTGAATTAAAAGAAAACAAGAGCGAAGATAATTTCAATCCATTCTTAGTTTGCAAAAACAGGGTTACAGATTCTGATCCACTTATCGCAAAGTGGAGAGGCATTATGGAAGAAGCCATTGCCAAATCTCAAGACGCACAAAGAAGACGTTGTTTAGAAGATGGCAGAGAGTGGACACCAAATGATGAAGTAAGTAACCAAAAATACACAGATTTGGCAAAATTAGCCGAAAAAGATGGCGTTATCATTACCGCTAATACTGGTCGTAGGGCTCAAGCCGAAAGACAATGCTTCAATGCTCGTATTCAAGGCGGAGCTGCTTCCTTGACAAAGTTAGCAATGATTAATATCGACAGAGACCCAATTCTAAATGAAATGGATGCTCACTTAGTAATCACCGTTCACGATGAAGTCTTAGTTGAGTGCCCAGCACTTTATGCGGATGCAGTAGAACAAAGATTGCCACAAGTAATGATCGATACCGCAAAACCTTATATCAATGTGCCTATGAAATGCGACCCATACAACGTCTCTCACTGGTATGAAGATGAAGCCGCTGTTGCAATTCGTGAAGAATTCAAGAAGCTTGAAAAAGGCGACCCAGACCATGGCGTTCCTGCCCTTTCAAGAGATGAAGCATTAGCAAAGGTTTATGCAAAGCATCCAGAGCATGATAATGCTGTATTATATGATGTAATCGCAAATGAAGCTGATTTAAGTTTTTAGGAGGTTATCAAATGCAAATTAAAACAAAAGAGTTTCAAGAGGTTGTCAATAAGATTTTATTAGCTATTGATAGCCATGATAAAACTGCGGCTAATGTAGAATTAGTCGCAAAGCAATCAAGTTTATACTTGAATGTCACAAATAAAGAATACTATGTGGCAGTTAAGTTTCCAATTGATGGAGAATTAACCGACCCATTTAGAGCAGTAGTTGATGCCTCTTTATTCTTATCGCTTATTTCTGGTTTAACCACAGAAACATTTGACTTGAATATCGTAGACAACAACATTGTCATTACCACTGGCAAGAGCAATTATAAAGTGGCTATGATTTATGAAAATGATAAATTAATGGAATTGCCTGTCATTCACATTAAGAACAAAACAGTTGAAATGACAATCAGCAATGATATTCTAACAAGCATTATCAATGTAAATAGCAAAGAAGTCCAAAAAGCGAAAAGCATTGCTGACGCTACAGAACTTCAAAAGCTATATTACATCGATGAAACAGGATGTTTCACATTTACAAACAGCGCTTGTTTAAACTCATTTACTTTAGAAAAGCCCGTAAAACTCTTATTAAATGACAGAATTATTAAATTATTTAAATTATTTAAAGAAGATGTTTTATTCAGTTTAGGTCAAGACCCACTTCCAAATGGAACTATTAGAACCAAAATGGTTATGGAGACTGAAAATGTTTACTTGGCCGCTGTTATTACTTGTGACGATGTATTGCTTAGCAAAGTCCAAGCACCTTGTATGGCTACAAAACGTTATGTCAAAGAAGCATATGATTATAAAGTAGTTGTTTCAGCAACTGCATTATCTGCAGCTATTACAAGACTTATGGCTTTCCATAAATTCAATAAGAGTGGAGAAAAGCCAAATATGATTTATCTACCAGTCAGACTTTCTATTACAGCTGATGACATTACCATGATTGATAAGTTTAAAAACTCTGAATCGGTAAATACCGAAAACGGCAGCTATATCGAAGGTGCTTATGACCTTTATGTAAATATTGCTGATGTTAAATCAGTATTAGATTCTAGTAAATTAGAACATATCACATTGAATTGTGGTAACAGACGTTCCATGGTAATTACACGCGGAACAGTAAGCAACTTAATTCCAGAGTTAGATAGAAGCAAGGTGAATTTCTAATGGCTGCTAATCTTGGTAAAAAGTTTGAGGAACATTTTAAGATGGATTGAAAAAAGTGCTTTCCAGGCACTTTTATCTATCGTATCCCAGACCAAATTACCGGTTATAAGGATACAAGTCAAAACCCTTGCGATTTCTTAGCATTTAATCATGGTATACTCTGGATGCTTGAATGTAAAGAAACACAAGAAGGTACCATTAACTTCTCTAAGATTCCTCAATTAGACCGATTAAAAGACTACATCGGAATGGAAAAAGTAGAGCAGTATATCATAGTTTGGTATAGCAAACATGATAAGGTAATCGCATGTCCCGCATCAGAAGCTTTAAAGATGAGAGCAGACGGACATAAGTCAATAAGCCTTAAAATGCTTGCCGATAAATCGTATAATATAATAGATGTTCCATCAACAAAATTACGTGTTTTTATGGAATCTGACTATACTTGTTTAATAAAGGATGAATAAATTATGGATAAAAAATTAGAAGATGCATTAAATAGCGTAGAAACTACTTACGGTGACTTAGTTGAGATTGCTAACAATATGTTAGAGCCTTTATTTAAACCTATTAATGAGCTTGTTTCTAAATTAAACGCAACTATTCATACCTTAACCATCGACCAAATTCGAGATTATATCTTAGACCTTCAATTAAAGGCATTTAGTATCAGCGAAATCAAAGAAAAAGCTGCTTTAAAAGCAGAACTTGCTGATGCTATTCAAAAAGAAAGATTCGCTGTTAGCTTCAATGGTTTAGAGGGTTCTGCTGCTGTTAAAGATAAACTAGCATTAGTTGCTACCTCTGCCGAAACTGTCGCAGAAACATTATATAATCTCGTTGCTAATTTGCTTAAAACAAAGCTCGATCAATGTCATAGACTTGTAGATGCCATGAAGAGCATCTTGATGTCAAGAATGCAAGAAACTAAATTCATGAATGTAGGTGGAACTCCTGACATTCCTGGAACTACAAATGGTCGTGTTATCTTAAACGAGGGTAAATTCTAATTATGGCAATTCAAAAAGCATATAAAGCAATTGGTAAGGCTCGCCAACAAAAGATGAGAACCGCTATGAAGCAAAAAGCTAGAAATAGCGCCGCCAAGAGCGAAAGAGCTAGAAAGCGCTTGCGCAAAAAAACTTGGGGATTTTAAGGAGATGATTTTATGGGCACATTAGCAGACTTAGCAAAAAAACTTAACAAAGAATACAAAGATAATAACTTAATGATTATTAGTGATATCAAGCCAGATTACGAAAGGCTACCAACTAATGCATTAGGTTTAGACTATATTTTAGGCGGCGGCTTGGTTTTAGGCCGTTTATATGAATTCTCCGGTTTATTCCATTCTGGTAAGACCGGTGCTGCTTGCGTTGTTTTAGCAGCATATCAAAGAGCTTTCCCTGATAAGACTTGCGTATTCGTCGATGCAGAACATACGTTAGATCTTAGATTCTGGGCTAAAATGACAGGCTTAGACTTATCTAAGTTATATTATGTTAATCCAAATGGACAATCAGGTCAGCAAGTATTAGACATGATTGAAGAAATACAAATGGCAGATGACGTCGGAGCAATCGTTCTTGACTCACTTCCTGCTTTGATTCCTTCAGCTGTTTTAGAAAGTGATTTGACAAAAGATGCTGGTATGAGAGCAACAATGGCAAAACCATTATACCCATTCTGTGCCAAAATGGCAGAAATGGTTGCTCAAAAGAATAACATCTTTATTATGATTAACCAAGTTCGTGATGGTGGTAAGACATTCACTGGTATTCAACTATATAAAGAACCATGTGGTATGGCCCCAATGTTCTACTCTTCAATTATCGTTCGTTTCGGAACTCGTAAGTTCACATTAGAAGACAATATGGACTACTACAAACAAGGCAAGGACCCAGGTGAAGGCGCAGACGGTTTCCGCTTAGTATTCAAGATTATGAAGAACAAATGTGGTTCATGTGCTCGTGGCGGTGGATTCCTAACATTCCGTTATGCTACAGGCCTTGACTGGATTAACGACTTATTAGAAATTGCCTTAGGCTTTGGATTCATTCAAAAGAATGGCTCATATTGCACTCTAATTAACTTAGAGACTGGTGAAGCTTATACTGACGAAGATGGCAAAATCCTAAAAGGCTATCAAAAGGATATGGTCGCTTATATCAAAGCCAACATTCCATTCCAAACAGAATATCTTGCTATGTTAAATAGATATATTTCTAGAGATGACAATATCTCTTATGGCGAACTTCTTGATGAAAG